AGGGGCTAAAAAAACGATCTCCTTTGGCCAGGTTACACGCACGACATATAGCTGCACAATTTAAAGGATCAAACATATCTCCGCCTTTCGAGCGTGGCCATATATGATCCACTTCTTTAGCCTCACCACCGCACGCATAACAGGTGAAACCATCTCTTGCCAGGATCACCAGTCTGAGTTTTTTCCACCGACCTGTACTAATAGGTCGATGATGTTTCGCCTGCCGACTATTCATTAATGCCAACCCTTTAACTTGTAATGCTCCAGCGCTTTACACATAGAACCATATCTATTTAGATTATACTTTATGCCCCAATCAATCTGCTTAATACCACTAGCCGTTGCCAGATACTGAGACTTACCCTGTGGTATGCCATAGTGTGAACCATTACGTGCGTTGGGGTTTAGGTTACTTTCAGCCATGTATAACTCTATTAAGCAATGAGCCTCTGTGAAATCGTTTAATTCTATAAGTATGTATTGCTTGTAATGTGTTGGTTTATAATTGGTAGTAGCTGTTGCGGAATCAATCTTTAAAGGACTTAACATGTAAGTAATACATAAAGCGATCCCCAACCCCAACCTTGCGAGCTGCCCCGTTGGGGCTCGCCTTTTAGCCCTTAAGGCTAATTGCGTTTTAGGGTAGCATTGTAATGCAAGCAAGTCATCATAACCGCAGGTCACAGGGCGTGTTATCCTCACAACAGAATTTGATGCTTCAGTTGATTAACAATTAAGTCACAATACTCTCTGCTGATCTCAACTCCAATACTTTTCCGCTTACAATTTCTAGCTGCTAGTAAGGTCGCACCAGAGCCTGCAAATGGGTCAACTATCACACCTGGGGCGCATTTTGTAATCAACAACTCCATTAAACCGATTGGTTTTGGTGTTGGGTGTCCAATTCTACGTGAATGGGCAGCCCTGGCCTCATCTGTGCTGATTACAGTGGGGTGCGGTTTACCTACCCAACCACCACCCAGCAAATATATCTCCTCCTCATTGGGAAACCATGCGTGTGGACTTACACCTGCAAACCTGCCCAATTTGTGCCAAATTAAGCGATGCCGAGTATTTATTGGTCTATCTTTACGCCAACTACCAAATACGATGGCGGGTTTATCATTACCCCATAATTGTAATACCGTGTCCCTAGCTGCAGTATCGTGGTCATTTGCAATATCCCCACCCTGCATTTGTTTGCGCTTTTGTGAGGCCACACGAACTGCACGTTCCCCACTTATAATGCCCTTTGTCCATTCAACACCATATGGCGGATCGGTGACTAAAACGTCAGCAGTGAGCCAACCTGTAAATTCTAAACAATCGGCGTTATACAGTGTTATTAAATCATCACTATAATATGGTTTAATTTTGCTCCCTTTATTCATATACTGACCCATCCTAGATACTCTGCATCTGGATTATCTTTTAGCCATTGTTCCCGCAGTTTATTCTGATACGACCAGTCTATATCGTGAGTCATTTGGCGCTAATTAAACTGCAAGTGTGGCAGGCCACGGCTGCAAACATCCATCCACCACACTTACCGCATCTGCATACATCAGCGTCAGGTATATGCAAAGCCTCAACCACATTTTTAACACCCACACACCCACAGCTCATGCACTGATACGCCTTAAAGCCCTCTGCTGTATGTAGCTGCTCAAGCCACAAAAACTCTGTGTTGCGCTTGCAGCCGTTACACTTAAACTGTGGGTACAACATGGTAGTATCTTATTGCCTACAGTGGCATTGAGTACATACCAAGAAATTACCAGAATGTATAAGCCTGTCGTCATTACAAGCTACACATTTATCGGTGCTCAGGTTCAGGCTTTCTTTATCGTCTTCCAAGCGTAAGGTAAAGCCTGATCCGTTGATGATCTCTAAATATCCCATTATTCACCTCCTTTACCTTCCTCTACATCAGATGGAAAGTAATAACTGCCATTATCCATAATCTTTGCCCACCTGGCATCACATTGCTCGGCCTTAGCAGCAGTACAAACATAACCGTAGTAAGGCTTCTGTGTGACTTTACTCAGCCCTTCCATTAACTTCATAAAGCCATGCCTGCAACTTTGTGCTGCTGGCGGTGCAAATGGAATCACATTGCTGACTTCTCCTACTGACCAAACCTTCAGTTCGTGTGGGTCTTTCTTATCAGCTGCAAATGATGCACGTATTACATCTTCCACAGCTCTAGCACGTGTACCAGGAGGTGAGTAATTAGTTTTCTCTGCAGCGTTTACAGATGCCATTTCTTCTCTACTTGCTCGCCTACCTTTAGCTGAGAAACCCGCATTTGCAAGCGCCCTACCAATGCTACTTGTTTCCGCATTAGGTAAAGCAAAATTTGCATTAACACCCCTATCACTAACAACCTCCATCGCAAGCCCCGTAGCACACGGCTGCTGATCTGCTTCGGTTTTGTATAGTTTACAAAGTACAATGAATCGAGTGTCTGTCGCCTCAATAATTGATGTTTCCAGTCTTCCATTTGGGTACTCCTTCCACCACTTGTGTAATCGTTCATCTACAGTTTCGTAATTGCTGAGGTCAAAGGCCATTAGTCCAACCCCCATGTAAACTCGGCATCTTTTTCTGCATCAAGTACAGATTTATAGATAGCACCATAGGCGATGAAGTCTTTGATACTGTCCTCGCTATTTTCATCACCACTAAGCCGAGACACTTTAACGAGTGCCATACATAACGCCACTTGATGTGGTGTGATTGGGTGATCGAGATAAGCCGACCATAACTCACTAATTCGCTTGTGCGAATAGTAAGGGTGGCCGTAGCTGAGACCTCGCTCATGTATGGTGGCAACAACTTCATTAAATAACTTCTCACTTGTTGTTGGCATCTGATAAATCTCTCTGGCGCATGGCAACCTTCCATCCATCGCCTCGACCTTTCCAGTACCCACGATTAAACGCTTCTTCTTTAATGTGTTCATAAATCCAATAAAGAACAGCGCAACCCATCATGGCCCATAACCATAAGTAACCTAAATCTTTCAACTCGTTCATGCGTTCACCAGAGTTTGTTTGATGTAGCAAGGACTTACATAATTGGTGAGCATGACCCAATCGCCAGTACCTTCATCACTGTGTATTGCGTGATTTGCACCCATCACATTTAAGAAAGCCTGCGCCATTTTAAGTGCAGCGTAATTATCAAACCAGTAAGCATGTTTCCATGTGAATAAAGGAATCGGATCAAAGCGATCTAATTGCTTTTCCCAATCTTGACCATTCCAATACATCGAATTAATCCACAGCTGCTCAAAATCAGCTGCCTTCAAGTCAATCTGTATTTTCATCTGTAGCCCGTCTATACCACTACTGTGCTTCGTGGCATAGCCATAGTGTTGCACTTGTGTATGACTTTGTGGATAGATTTGGGCGTGGTTTGTATAACGATTAGGTAACGATGTTACCCGTAATACCTGCCCAATGCGGTAAATGAGCCATCCTTATCAATAGGCACTAACGTGGGCGTTAGCGTCTTCCCTACGGCTTCTAGTATAGCAAAACCCAGCTGCCAGTTTGCGCTTGCATAGCGGATATAAGCGGCTTTTTTTCTGTCCATAAGGTTGCCTACCTCCACACCATATAGAGGCCTGTAATGGCTTCCTATGGCCTCTGTGTAGGCACTCATGCCGAGTCTATGGCTGTGTCCTGCTATAACTGACCTGCCCCATTTTCTCGCTAGGTTAAGGGCTGTAATACCTGCGTGCTGGCTCATGTTGCCCTCATCGCCATGAGCTAGTACCCAGCCAGGGTGGAACTCATAAGCCGTCTTGTAATAATCAATGCCCATGGATGCAAAGTCCATAAACTTAGGGTATTGCAGCTCTGGTAATCCGATCAGGCCTGGTGCTTTTAGTAAAGTATTATAAAGGCGATCAGTATGATTGCTGCGGATAACAGAAGCCTTTGCACTGTACTCGGTAAGAGACCAAAGAATATCTTGGCAGGCTTCCCTATCTTCATTGAGAGTCTGGCTATAAGCCAAAGGTGTGCCATCGGCCCACTTGCTAATCGTCTGGAAGTCAATCTCATCCCCAACACATAGAACCTCATCAAACTTCTCACGTCTTGCCAGCTTAATGACGTTTTTAACTGCCTGCTCATGATGGTATGGAATCTGCAAATCTGATATTACTAGCCACCGCTTAATCGTCGTCTTCTTCTGTTGGATCTATACTGGGTATAATGCCGCCATCGCCTACTACCCAGTCTGGCATTGTTATTCGATCCGATACAAAGTATAATGCGCAACTCTCACTAAATCCTGCTTTGCGTGCAGCCTTGTATATCTCATTCATTACAATATAATGCTGGTCTAACTTGCTCAATGGGTCAGGTGATTTACGCACCTTGCGCTTGCTAATTTTTCTGCGTTTGCGTGTATTAGCCATGATTCAATTATTGCTCACTAATTGCAATAAATAGATCATCAACACGCTTTTCTAACCTTGTTAACTGATCTTTCATACTAAGTCCACCATTAGGTCGTAACTCGTTTAGCCACCCTTTAACTAAGAAACGTAGTCCGATGAGACCGCCTGACAGCACTGCGATAACGCCAGCGCCAAAGCCAGCCCATTCTCCAGGGGTCATGCTTCATTAGCACCGATGCCATAGGCACTGTCGGATTTGTCTAAAGCCCTAACTGCTGGGCCTGCAAGTGCCGATACAACTACAGCTACTACAGGGTCAAGTCCTAACTGATTACTTGCTAAGAATGTTAAGAATGATACTAATACCCCACGTGCGTAGGACTTTAGGATTACTTTCTGCTTCTTGCTTATTTTCATATCTTGCCCCCTATTAGTGGTATGTTAAATGGTGAACCATCTGTATCACCATGTTTAGTAAAACTAATGTGCATGTGTTTTATGTGTGGGTTTATACCCTTGTATCTGCGCCATTTATAATTTAATAATTTGCTAGCGATGTGGTGCGAGAAGATGACGTATGATAGACGTTTATCGGTTTTCGCACATTGTTTGATTTGGTCAGCCAAATAAGCTGCGATCCCCTCTGGCTCACCCAGGCGAGAATCAATATCAATGGCTCTGACCCACCCCTGCTCATCTGGATTATGATCTGATTTTCTGGTGGCATGGCGACTATCGCCCACCCACCCATCACTGGCAGTACGCCTAACTGGAAACCACGTATCAATTTGATCTCTTAACTGCACACCAGCTGCGCATAATTTAGGCTTCACTATTCCCTAAGATTGTGCTACAAACCTAAGGCTTGCAAATCCTCGACAGTTAAACCAAGTGCTGCAAGTTTTGCCTGTGCAGTTGCTCTTGCTTCGGCTCTTGCTTCGGCTTGAACTTTGCGTTCAGCATTTAATGTTTCAAATGCCTCACGCTCTATTTTTTCTTGCTTGGTTTCTTCACGCTCTGTAATGGTTTCCTCACCAGTTAAAACGTTAAATTCTTTTTCTGTTATTTTCATCATTACTCCTTATGCGCTTGTGTAAACATAGACTGTGCCACCATCCCAATTACCAACAAGGGATTTAAGTGAAATTGAACTAATGGTTGATGACCCAGAATAAAAGCCGCCAAGATTATAGCCATTATTATCGTTGCCACCATTACCAATTCCACTACCTTGAATTATTTTGATTCCAGAAGCATTAGCACCAGAAATAATTGCATAGCCAGTCATACTGTCTGAGCCAAGATTAGCACCTGCCAAAAATATGCCTGTTGCTGTTGTTGAGCTTAATGTTGAAAAGGCGTTAGCATTCCAAGTTGTTTTTAGACCATATTCGCTTCCAAAATAACCATAATTTGAACCAGTATCGGTATTCAATTGTAATTGGGTATAACTAGAAGCTGAGGCAGATGAAGCGTTTTGAAAAAACACCATAATTTTATCTATGCCTGAAATACCAGACACAGTAATTGTTTGCGCACCAGTTAATCCAGTTCCACCTGAGTTTAATAATGACCAGTTTGCACCACCACCAGCAGCAGGTGTAGCGAATTTTAATCCAGTTGCTTCGGCACTATCGGCTGTCAAAACTTGTCCGTTAGTACCTACCGCTAATCTTGCATCGCTAGTGCTAAAAGTATAAACATCACCTT